GATGTAAAAAAGTTTATTAATATATCTAATTTATATACTGAGGTATTAGATCTTAACGAAAAGAAACAAGTTGATGAAAATTGGTTTACAGATAAAATTAAAGATGTTTTTGGCATTACTGATGATCAAGCGACTGAGATAGATAAAACAGCTAAGAAAACTGGTATTGATACTGAGAATCCAGAAGGCAAAGATGCTAAAAAAACTGGCATAGATCCATCAAAGTTAGCTAACCCATCAGGCGATAACACAACCGGTACAGTTGATCCAGAAGCTTCAGGCAACGTAGAACCTAGACCTGGTCTAAATATGTTCGGCGGTGATATTGATCAAAGAAAATGGGATAAGAAATATGGCGACACACATAATACAGATGGTACACCTAAATCTGTACAAAACCCGGACGGAAGTGCAACTACAGGTATAGATAGTGCAGAAGTCAAACCAAAAACAGATGCAGATATAACAACAAATAAAACTTTTGATTCTATTAACGATGCACAAGAAGCAGATGATTTAGAAGTTGGCGACATAATTACTATTGACGGCATAGAGTCTGAAGTTAAATACGATCAACCTAGTGATACGCGATTTTATGTACATCCAGGAACCGACACATCAATAACAGAACCAAAACCAAAGTCAGATGGGTCAGTTGACGCTGTAGGTAGTGAAGAAGATCCAACTGTAACTGATCAAGAAGGTGGCGTAGCACAGGGTATTGATCAAGTAGATGCAGCAACAGATGATGCAACACAAGAGCCTGTAAATACAAAAGATTTAATGACACGTTATAATGAAGGCGGCAAAAAAGCAATGCCTGAAATTAAAAAACTACAAACTGAATTATCACGTTTAGGTTTTGATCCAAACGGTATTGATGGCAAGTACGGTAACGGAACATATGCAGCTGTACAAGCATTCCAAAAAGCAAATGGCTTAACTGTAGACGGACAAGCTGGAACAAACACCCTTGCAGCAATTGAAAAAGCTATTAATCCAAACGCAGGTAGCGGTAAAGATGCAGACGGAGTTCCGCTAACAGTAGCACCGGGCACAGGAAAAGATGGACCTGCAGGCGGAGCAAAATCAGGCGTTGAAACTGATCCTAATGATGCTATGTCAGCAGATAACCAACAAAAAGATATTAATACAGCACAACCAAATGCAGACTTAGATCGTTATATTGAATTGTTAAACAAACTAGAAGGTGGCCAGCAGAATGCAGGGACACCAAATGCTACACAAGGAAAAGTAGTTGCTAGTTATGACTTCCGTGACTTAATGACATTAGTTGAAAATAAGCTATTAAACGAGCAACTTACAAAAGCTGAGATGGAAGAATTAAAAGCATTACATACAAAAGTGCAAGGACATGTTGGTGTTGACACAGAACTTGATGACAAAATTACAGCACAATTAAATAGATATTTAAAATTAGTTAAAGAACCAGCATCAACCGCTAGCCAGGCATCTGTGAACACCAAGGTAAACCAAAAGTCAGCAGCACCAAAGGTTAGTAAAGAATCATACATACAAATGGCGCCTAATCGTAATGCATCTTTAGCAAACTTTAATGTAAGTCAAATGAAGAAAAAGTATCCAAAACCGTATGTAGATATGCCACAAGCAGATGGTACAGTACATAGAGGGTATGGACCATTAGTAAATTTAGAAGACTTTGTTAAAAATAACCCTAAGTTAAAAGCAAAAATAATAGGTAAACTTCAAACAGCAAGTAAGGATAACAACATGAAAAAAGCAATCAAAGAAGCATCAATGAATATTTCAATTAATGGTGATAGCGCAGCAGAAGTTGCTGAATTAGCTGGCATCCTTAAAAACGCAGGTATGCCTGATGCAAAACCAGTAAGTGATATATTACCAAGACCAGGCGAAAAACCAGCAATGGCTATGGATTCACCTGTTAGATCAGTACCAGGCGGAGCAGCATTTGACTTAGACTATGACGGACATGACGACATGGTAGCTAAGATGAAAATGATGGACGAGCCAGCACCAGACGATAGTCCATGTGGAATGGGCGAAGAAGGCGTAGAAGAAGATTCTTGGGATAACTCACCAGACGAAACATATGCTGATACACAGACAATGACTAAAGATTTAAGCGGTGGTCTAAATCGTCAAAAGAAATCTTATCCAAAAGTAGCAGGCGGAGATAATCCAATGGCAGTTGAAACTTCGATTAAAGAACAGCTTTGGGCTGCATTAAACGAAAAGATGACAGAGGGCGGTTCACGTGGTACTAAGAAGAAGTTAAAAGCATCACGCGGCAACGAAGACATTAAAACAACTGAGGGCTCTAAAGGTAAAAAGAGTCGTGGTGAGAAGTCAAGAGGTTAATTGGGAAGAATATTTCCAACACATTAAACCTGTATGTCCTTGGAGCGGAGCAGCTCTTAAAAAAGGCGAATTAAAAATTACACAATGGTCTGGTGAAATTGAGCCGCTAGGCAACAACCAAGCCATTGTTTATATTTGCCCAAACTATAATCGTAGACGATTAAAAAAATTACACAAAAAAATTAACGACGGTACATATGAATGGCTGTGGAGCGAACCAACCAACGGCCCTAATGCATCACCAGTACCTATACTAATACAACAGGATAAACGTAAGCTGTTTGATATTAGATTCGATACAGGCTACTATGACGATATAATAGGTTAAATACTTACATGAGCACATCATTAGACGGCGTCTTAATTAAGAAAGCCAATAAACAAGAAACATTTACAAACGAGCAAGTTGAAGAACTAATGAAGTGTATGGATCCGGATGAAGGATACTTACACTTTGCACGTATGTTTGCATACATCCAACATCCTGTAAAAGGAAAGTTGTTGTTTGATCCTTTTGAATACCAACTACGTTTGATGCACTCATATCATAACTACCGATTTAATATTAATATGATGCCTAGACAGACAGGTAAAACTACTTGTGCGGCAATCTATTTGTGTTGGTTTGCTATGTTTACTCCAGATCAAACTATTCTAATTGCTGCACACAAGTATACAGGCGCACAAGAAATTATGCAACGTATACGTTATGTATACGAACTATGTCCAGATCATATTAGAGCAGGTGTTACTAACTATAACAAAGGTTCGATTGAATTTGAAAATGGATCACGTATTGTTAGTGCTACTACAACAGGCAACACAGGACGTGGTATGTCCATATCATTATTATACTGTGATGAGTTTGCATTTGTACAACCTAACGTTGCTACAGACTTTTGGACATCTATATCACCTACACTAGCAACAGGTGGTAGAGCTATTATTACTAGTACACCTAATAGTGACGAAGATACATTTGCTACTATTTGGAAGCAAGCTGAAGACAAGTTTGACGAACATGGTAATGAACAAGAAGTTGGTCTAAATGGATTTCATAGCTTTCGAAGTTATTGGAACGAACATCCTGACAGAGACGACAAGTGGAAAGAAGAAGAACTCGGACGCATTGGCGAAGAAAGATTTAGACGCGAATATGATTGTGAATTCTTAGTTTATGACGAAACATTAATTAACAGTATAAAACTTGTTGCTATGGAAGGCAATAGTCCGTTAGTTAATATGGGACAAACACGCTGGTATAAAAAACCTACTCCAGAGTATACGTATGCAGTTGCCCTTGATCCTAGTATGGGTACTGGTGGCGATAATGCAGCTATACAAGTATTTGAACTACCTAGTTACGAACAAGTAGCAGAGTGGCAACACAACACAACACCAATTCCAGGACAAATAAGAGTACTATCAGATATATGTAAATACTTACAACAAGAAACTGAAAATACTAATGGTATATATTGGAGTGTTGAAAATAACGGAATTGGCGAAGCATGTCTTATTGTTATTAACGATTTTGGCGAAGAAAATATACCCGGACTATTTGTAAGTGAACCGATGCGTAAAGGTCATGTACGTAAGTTTCGTAAAGGATTTAACACTACACACGGAACTAAAATTACAGCGTGTAGTAGAATGAAAACAATGATCGAAAATGATAAAATGATTATACATTCAAGACCTTTTTTATCAGAACTTAAAAACTTTGTAGCAACTGGTTCTAGTTATAATGCAAAAAATGGACAAACAGATGACCTTATTAGTGCAACATTGTTAGCTATTAGAATGATGGCTGTACTTAAAGATTGGGATCCTAGAATATATAATACATTTACACAAGCTGAAGAAATATCAGATTACGAGGCACCAATGCCTATCTTCATAAGCAGCAACTATTGATAAATACTATACAATGAAAAATTTAGATCTAATATCAGAAGAACTTTTTAATAAAATACGTGGACGTTTTCCTAGTGTCACTATAGGCAATATAGATGGCAAAGTAACAAATGTTCCTAAAGACGCCCGTTACTTTGACTTTGATTACAAAGAAGGTAATGAGAGTTTAGGTAAAGTTAGTATTAGCGTAACTGATGAATCAATTGAAGTTATGTATGCTGACAATTTTGTTGGTGAACAAGATGAACTAACACAACAAAAATGGTACGACTTTTTAAAAGAACTTAGACAGTTTAGTAAAAAACGTTTAATGAAATTTGATACACGTAATATTAATAAGTCGAATTTAGATCGTCGAGATTATGAATTCTTGGCAGCAAACCGCGGAGACAACACAATGAGCGAATCAAAAATGTATGGAACTAATAAACTTAGTTACCAAAACGTAGATAGTGCTAGAATAGTTATCAAGCACACAGAAAGCGTAAATCCAGAACTTGGTAAAACACGCACAAGAAATATTGGAAAAATATATATTGAAAGTGCAGATGGCGAAAGATTTTTATATCCATATAAGCATTTAACTGGTGCAAGAGCAATGGCAAGACACGTTGCTGAAGGCGGTAAACCTTTTGATGAGTTTGGTACACATATTGTAGGTCTAAGTGAAGAGATGAATAAACTCCGCAAGTTTAAATCTTACATGGGACGCAATGCTGTAATGGCAGAAAGCCTAGCAGGATATATGGATGTTGTTAAAGATCGTATTGGTGCAGTAAAGAAAACAATTGAATCATTACAAAAGCCAAAGTTTTATGCAGAAACTCTTGCATCGTTTGTAAAGCCAATGATGGAAGATGTTCCAACTGATGTTGCAGAGAATTGGGTAGACCAATTAACTATTAGACAGTTTAACGAAGAATTAAAAGATGTATTTCCTTACATATATAACTTAGTAAGTGAAGCAACAAAAGCAAAAGATATTACACCAGAAGATATACTAGGCGAGGGAAGTCCAGTTGATGATGTTGAAGTAAAAGCACCAGCAGAAACATATAAAGTTTCTCCAGGTGATAATATATATTCAATAGCTAAAAAATTCCAAGGTGCTAATTTCCAAAATGCTGACATTAAAGACGCAGTAAAAGAAATAATGATGCTTAACAATATTTCAGATCCAAAAGCATTACAAGTTGGACAAGTGCTAGAAATGCCATACTTTATGGGAACAGGTCCAGACGGCGGTTCACGTGGACTGCCACCAGGTGGGTTTGACAAGTACGGCGAAGAGATTGAAAACAGTTTTGAAGACATGATGGGACAGTTTGCAGAAGCAAAAGAAGAAATGTGTCCAGAAGCATGTTGTGGTAAGCCTATAAAAGAATGTAAGTGCGGACCCGACTGTGAACATTGTGACTGTCACGAAAAGAATAAAATGAACGAAGCTGGTGGCAAAGATCACGATGACGATGGCGATATAGATTCAGATGATTACATGTCAGCAAAGGATAAAGCTATTAAAAAAGCTATGGGCAAAGGCGGCAAAGAAGTAGAAGAACAAAAGATACCAGTAACGGAATTTGTACTATCTTTGTTTGATAGAGATCAAGGATCATTTCCAAAAGGCGAAACGGCTGTATTAACAGCAATTGAAAAAGATTATGGCGAGCAATATATTGAACCAGCAAAGAAATTTATTGAAGCAATTATGTCAAAGTTTGAAGAGTTTAACATAGGCAATAGCAATATGCTAGGCGAAGCTGGTGGCGAAGAGATTTTCCTAGACTTCAGCAAAGAGTTAACAGACGTTGAACGTACAGACGATACTGAAGAATTTACTGCAAAACTTGACGGATTAGGTTATAGAGCTGGGTCAGAAGAAGAAATTGATCTTGAAGGTACACCAGTTAATGTTAAAATAAACGCAATTGGTAATGTACAAGAAGGTGAATTTGAAATTGTTAGTGTTACAGGTGACGATGGTACACAATATGTACTAGACGAAACTGACACCTGGGACATAGATATGTTGACTGATACCTTTAGTAATGCATTAGCAACTGAAGATACAATATTACAAAATCATGATACTGTAATGGAACCAACTATTTCGCAAAGAAGAGCACGATATTAGAAGATTAGCAGGACTTTAATAGTTCTACTATAAGTTTTTATGTTTTTTCTTTAAAAAAAGACTTGACAATGTTAGTAATACAGTGTATAATATAAACTGTGCTACTAACAAATAGGCACAAAAGCAAAAGCACAAGCACATAGGCATAACATATAGGAGGCAAAACTATGGCATCATTAGCAGAAATTAGAGCTAAACTCAAGGAACAAGAAGCCAATACTGGCGGAAACCGAGGACCACAAGGTCCAAACCCAATCTACCCATTCTGGAATATCAAAGAAGGCGAAAGCGCAACTATGCGTTTCCTACCTGACAGCGATCAAGACAACACTTTCTTTTGGAAAGAACGTTTAATGATCAAACTTCCATTTAGTGGAGTGAAAGGTGACACATCATCACGCCCAGTACAGGTACAAGTACCGTGTATGGAAATGTACGGTGATAGCTGTGGTATCTTAGCAGAGGTACGTGGTTGGTTTAAAGACCCAAGTCTAGAAGACATGGGTAGAAAGTATTGGAAGAAACGTTCTTATATTTTCCAAGGATTCGTTACTGATAATCCGTTAGCAGATGATCAAGCACCTGAAAATCCAGTCAGACGCTTTATTATTGGTCCGCAGATTTTTCAAATTATTAAGCAGGCGCTTATGGATCCAGACATGGAAGAATTACCAACAGATTATACTGCTGGTGTAGACTTCCGTCTTAATAAAACATCAAAAGGTGGTTATGCTGACTACGGCACAAGTAATTGGGCCCGTAGAGAGCGTCCATTAAGTGATGCCGAGATGAATGCAGTTAATACACACGGACTGTTTAATCTTAGTGATTTCCTACCTAAAAAGCCAGGTGAGATTGAAGTTAAAATAATGCAAGAAATGTTTGAAGCATCAGTAGATGGCGAAGCATATGATCCGGATCGTTGGAGTAACTACTTCCGTCCGAGTGGTATGGCAGCACGTACTGGTGATCCAAATAAATCATCAACTAATGGTACAGCAACGTCAATGACAGCTGCACCGGCTCCACAAGCACCAGTTGCAGAAACTGCTCCGGCAGCACCTGTTCCAACTCCAACGCCAGTAGCGGCACCTGCTCCAGTAGCAGAACCAGCAGCTCCAGCAGGAGACGGCGCAGACATTCTTGCAATGATACGTGCGAGACAAGGTCAATAATCAAAATAACGTAGGGGATTAAACTCCCCTACACTTTGGCTTAACAAAGGAGAAAACATGGCTAAATCATTTGACGTTAGTAAGTTCCGTAAGGACTTGACTAAGAGTATCTCAGGCATGAGTACTGGATTTAACGATCCTACTGATTGGATCAGTACAGGATCATATGCACTAAACTATCTTATCTCAGGAGACTTTCACAAAGGTGTTCCGCTAGGTAAGGTTACTGTGTTTGCAGGTGAATCAGGAGCAGGTAAAAGTTATTTCTGTTCAGGTAACATTGTAAAACACGCACAAGATCAAGGCATATTTGTAGTCTTAATTGACTCAGAGAACGCACTTGACGAAAGCTGGCTACAAGCATTACAAGTTGACACTAGCGCAGAGAAACTTCTCAAGCTAAACATGTCAATGATTGACGATGTAGCAAAAACTATATCAACATTTATTACAGACTATCGTGCTATGGACGAAGAAGATCGCCCTAAAGTATTGTTTGTAGTTGACTCGTTGGGTATGTTACTAACACCTACTGACGTTGATCAGTTTAACAAGGGTGACATGAAAGGTGATATGGGTCGTAAGCCTAAAGCACTAACTTCATTAGTCCGTAATACTGTTAATATGATTGGCTCGCTTAACGTAGGTTTGGTATGTACTAACCACACTTATGCATCGCAGGATATGTTTGATCCAGATGATAAGATCAGTGGTGGCTCAGGCTTTATCTATGCATCAAGTATTGTTGTTGCAATGAAGAAGATGAAGCTAAAAGAAGATGAAGACGGCAACAAGATCTCAGAAGTTATGGGTATACGTGCTGGTTGTAAAGTAATGAAGACACGCTATGCAAAACCTTTCGAAGGTGTGCAGGTTAAGATTCCTTATGAAACTGGTATGAATCCATACAGTGGTTTAGTTGAATTATTTGAGAAGAAGAACTTGTTAGTTAAGCAAGGCAATCGACTCAAGTACATTAATCTAGCAGGCGAAGAAGTTCTTGAATATCGCAAGGCTTGGATGCTTGGTGGCAAACTTGATCAGATCATGTTAGAATATAACGAGAAAATCAAGCCTGTGGTAAATAGCGATGTTGATACAGATTTAATTGACGAAAATATTGAAGAACTAATCGAGGAGTAGAATATGGACGAAAGTCAAATCGTTGATGTGTGGACTTTATTTAAAGAATACGTTGATAAGAAAAGTATAGAAATTGCTGCTGAACGTTATGTTGATATGTTAGCCGACTATGGTATAGATGATCATACACTTACACAGGTGCTCGGAACTGATAATCATCTTGACGCAGCAATTAATTATTTTTTAGATGTTGATGAAGAAAACTTTGCTGACGATGATCCATGGGAAGATGAAGACTAATGGGATGGTATAGTGAAGTATCGCGGGATATATCTAAAATACCCAATGCTGTACAGTACTTCGAAGACGAGCTAATTGAAGGCCGTTTAGATGTAAAGCTGAAAGGTAATGTTGAACGTGCCGCGGCAAATATGCCTGGCATTGTTGAACAACGATTTAACCAACTTCAAGAGATCGAAGCTATACTACACTACTTAAATATCGAGCTGCGTAGATTGCGTAGCTCGTACTTTAAGAAGTATCTTGAAAACTACCAACGAGCTCTGTCAAGCCGTGACGTTGAAAAATACGTAGACGGTGAGGCAGATGTTGTTGACTACGAAAAGATTATCAACGAATTTGCACTAATGCGTAACAAATGGTTAGGCTTGTTAAAAGGACTTGATCAGAAACAATGGCAGATTACTAATGTTGTTAAACTTAGAGTAGCAGGTATGGAGGATGCAAGTTTATGAGTAATATGAAACAAAACTTTTTACGTGAATACAGGTTATGTTTTGATAGATGAAAATAATTGCGTTTAGCCATCATTCACGAGCAAAAAGTTTTCCAATAAAATTTAATCTACCAAATTGGCATTTAGTAAAGTTTGAAAAAGACAAACAATACGATGCTGATGTTTATTGGCAACTTAATGTACAAGGTAGATTTAAAAAAATAGATCATGCATTTGCATATATTGATAGTACTAATAAACCAAAACTAGTATGTGAATCAACTCCATTTAGAAAAAATAGTTATATTGAAGGTAATGTAAACAGTTGGCGCTATAGAGTTGGCTGGGAGCATTTCTTAAACACAGGTAAATTTTATAATAGTAATTCTCCTAGTGATAGATGGGAGCAACTTTGTAAAGACCAAAAAATAAAAGTTAAGCCTTACACACAAGGCGAATACATTCTTATTTGTTTACAAAATCGTAGAGACACTACATTAAATAGTCTTTATGATAAGTGGAATACTTACGAAGAATGGTTTAATGATCTTATTACAAACATAAGAAAGTACAGTGATAGAAAGATTGTAGTACGCCCTCATCTAACAACAGGTCCTTGGGTAGCACAGAATATAGCAAGACGTAACGACCCTTCAATCGAACTTAGTAAAACATTTAAAAATAGAAGACAGCATGAAGGTGGCAAGGGTTTAGAAGACGAAATAGTTAACAGTCAAGTTGTTCTAGGCTATAATACAAATGCATTAGTTGAAGCTGTGTGTTTAGGTAAGCCAGTGATTGCATTGTCAAACGAAAGTATGACCTGGGATATTAGTAATAACATAGAAAATTTAGAGTCATTAAACTACCAGATAAATAGAACGCAATGGTTATATGATATGGCGTACACACAATGGACTTTAGATGAAATTGCTAACGGTACAGCATGGGAACACCTAAAGCAAGGATACATACATGGAAGATGAAAAAGTTATTTCGTATACATATAAGAATGTGTGGCGAGTAAGAAACAAAGAAATAACAAAACTAATTAGAGGATTTAACGGAAGTGTTCTTGACCTAGGCTGTGGCGATAAAGATATACTAAATTATTTTATACCAAAGAAAGGTGTAAATGTTACAAGATACGTAGGATTAGACAGAGTTGACACAGCTGATATTGTGACTAATTTAAACACTGAAGTTGTACCACTAGATGCAAAATTTAATTTAGGTTTAGCAATAGGTGTATTAGAATATTTAGAAAATCCTATGGAAGTTTTAAAAGCATATAAACCTTTTGCAGACCGTTGGATTATACTAACACATCATTCTCCAAAAGGAAAAAAAGGTCTTAAACAAACTTGGCATCATAGATTTGCCCCTGATGACATTGTACAATTCAAAAAAATATTTAAAGTTGTACATATGCACCAACACAAAACTAACTTGATATGGAATTGCAAATGAATTTTAAAAGAGCTGAAGATGCTATTATCTTTCCGTGGTTACAACAAAATCTTACACCACAACGTACTGTAGTTGATATAGGTGCAAGAAAAGGACATTGGTTTAAAAAAATTGCATATTATTTTCCGGATTCTCCAGCGCACTTATTTGAACCAACGCCAAACATTTATGAATGGTTAGATAATAAACATAGAAAAAATGATCGGGTTACTATTTATGGTATAGCATTAAGTGATGTATCAGCAACATTAGACTTTCATATTGATCTTGAATTAGGCGGATGGAGCGGTCTTACACAGCAACGTGAAGGCGGAAAATATAGAACAATAAAGGTTCCTGTAAAAACATTAGATAGTTATAAATTAAAAAATGTAGGACTAATAAAAATAGATGTTGAAGGCAATGAACTAAAAACAATTAGAGGTGCTGAAAAAACTATTAAAAATTCTAAACCATTTGTTTATTTTGAATGTGCTGATGTACACATGGAAAATTATGACTATGGTAGTGGCGAAATATTTGACTTTTTTAACAACTTAAATTACAATATATTAGATTTAGATTTAAATATATGTACTAAAGAACAGTTGCAAGAGCACACGGCATCTAACAGTAGTTTATACCATAACTTTATAGCTAAGCCAAAATGATATACGAAGTACATAGAAAAGTAAAAAATAACGTCGGCGATTATTATTGCAATCCTAGTCGTTATTTTGATATGAATTGTACATCAGGTGAACTAATGTATAACGATTATCCTATTGAAAACAATAACTTAATTGTTGGCGGCGGTGGATTGATACATAAGAAATTCAGTAATCATATACAAACATTAATGTCAAAAGATCCTGCAACTACAACGCTATGGGGTATAGGACATAATTTTGGTAAAAAACATATTGCTAAAACAAAAGGCGATGTGTACTATCCTGAATGGATTAAAGATGCTACGTTAATTGGTATTAGAGATTGGATAGAAGGATATGAAAAATATTATTTGCCTTGTGTAAGTTGTTTGCATCCTGCATTTGATAAAGAGTATGAATCTAAACGCGAAGTAGTATATTTTACACATGCATTTAAAAGTAAATTTACAAACCCTGAAACACTTCCTTACATGAAAAATAATGAAATGGATTTTGATAAAGTAATTGAATTTTTAGGAAGTGCAAAAACAATAGTTACTGATAGTTACCACGGAGCATATTGGGCTCAACTACTAGGTAAAAATGTGCAAGTTGCTAGTTGGAGTGTAAAATTTAACCACATGAAACATCAACCACATTTTATTAACAGCATAAATGACAAATATACAAAAAAGAAAAATGCTGTTGACGGATTTCTACAAGAGTGTAGAGAACTTAATAACGAATTCTACCAAAAGTTCCTAACACTATTAAAGTAGCACATAAATATCTACATGAACAGATTAGTATTAGTCACAGGTGGATTTGACCCACTACACAGCGGTCATATTAAATATTTTAAAGAAGCAAAGCTGCTCGGCGATCGATTAATCGTTGGCCTAAATTCAGATGAATGGCTAGAGCGAAAAAAGGGCAAAGCATTTATGCCCTGGAATGAACGCCTATGTATTGTAAATAATTTACAAATGGTAGACGAAGTTTTTACATTTATGGACGATGATGATTCTGCTATAAATTTTATAAAACAAGTTAAAGCACACTATCCCAACGATAAAATAATATTTGCCAACGGCGGCGACAGGACAGAAAAAAACATTCCTGAGATGGCAGTTGAAGGTGTAGAGTTTGTATTTGGTGTCGGTGGAGAAAACAAAGCTAACAGTAGCAGCTGGATATTAGAAGAGTGGAAAGCACCAAAGACAGAGCGTACATGGGGGTACTATAGAGTGATACACGAATATAATAACCACACAAAAGTTAAGGAATTAGCAGTGCCACCAGGAGAGAAATTATCAATGCAACGACACCAAGAGCGTTCAGAACACTGGTTTGTTGCTGAAGGTACTGCAACAGTATACACTCTAGATAGTAGTTCAGATGTTGACCTACACGGCGTATTTGAACAACACAAGTCTTTGCATATACCCGTAGGACAATGGCATCAACTTGCTAATGAACACGATACAGATTTAAAATTAGTAGAAATACAATACGGTAATAACTGCATTGAAGACGATATAGAAAGAAAAGACGTATGAAAGTATTTGTAGGTTATGATACCAGAGAAGATATTGCTTACCAAGTATGTAAACATAGTATTGAAAGCAAGCAACCAGACGTAAGCGTAAGGCCGTTGAAGCAACAGGAATTACGTGACGCAGGTTGGTACACTAGAGGCATTGACAAACTGGCAAGTACTGAATTTACTTTTACTCGATTCTTAATACCCGAGCTTTGTAACTTCAACGGGTGGGCATTGTTTATGGATTGTGACATGATCTTAAAAACAGACATTAAGCAACTATTTGATCAAGCAGATGACAAGTATGCGGTAATGTGTGTGCAACATGATTATTCGCCGAGTGCTACTACAAAGATGGACGGGCAAGCACAAACTATATATCCACGCAAGAACTGGTCAAGTGTAATGTTGTTTAACTGTGGTCATAAAAGCAATGCTAAACTTACACAGAACTTAGTAAACGATCCTAAAATAACAGGTGCTTATTTACATCGCTTTAGTTGGTTAAAAGATAAAGAAGTAGGAGAATTGTCTCCAGAATGGAATTGGTTAGTAGGACACTATAAAGAGCCAAAGGATGGCACACCAAAATTAATACACTACACAGAAGGCGGTCCGTGGTTTGAAAACTACCGTAACTGTGATTATCATCAAGACTGGAAAGACGAACTGTATGATATGTTTAAGTAAGAATCTTACTGACGAATACATTAATATGTTTGCACAAGGCGCAGGCTTACCTATACACGATTACAATTACAACTTTGAAAACGGACCTATACTAATTCGGAGTATGGCAAAGCGCAAACTGATTGATCGTTGTTATAGAGACAGTATAGATTTTTATTATATGGATAGTGGATACGTTGGTAACTATCCAGGGCCGACTAATCCAAATGGTTGGAAATTATATCATAGGATAGTAAAAAATGATGTGCAACACAATACAATAATAGATAGGCCTGATGATAGATGGCGCAAGTTAGATTTAAAATTACAACCTCGTAAAGCAGGCAAACATATATTATTAGTTGTTCCAAGCGAAAAGCCTTGTAAATTTTATAAATTAGATTTAGAAAGTTGGAAACATCGCACTATTAGAGAAATAAAAAATCACACAGATAGGCCGATAATAGTAAGAGAAAAAACTAAACGCAGTCAACGTGTACACGGACATAGTATATTTGATGCTTTAAGTAACTGCCATGCACTTGTAACATTTCAAAGTATTGCGGCTGTGGAAAGTGTAATGTGGGGAGTGCCTGCATTTACTACAGCACCAACAGCAGCTGATCCTGTGTGTGATAAAGATTTAAGTTTATTAGAAACTCCAACTAAACAAGATGAAACTAAGATACGAAAATGGGCATGCCACTTAGCATATGGACAGTTTCATATTGAAGAATTAAGAAACGGCACAGCATATAGGATATTAAATGAAAACAGTTAAAGTATTTTACGCAGGCATTCCTAGTAAAAATAATAATGCAGAGAAGGTTGATGTACTACGTTTCTTCCACATGGGAGTAACAGGTGCTCAAAGTATAGAAGTAAAAGAACCCCAACATAGTGCATGCGACCTTGCCGTAATGCAAGGATGGGTTCATGAGAACAGTGGACGTACACCACACTTAATGTTTAGAAGAGAAATAATTAGGCAACAACGTTTAGCACAAAAACATGTACTTGCAATTGATAGTAATTTATTTTTATGGAAAGATCCAAATAATACAAATCATTATTTAAGATTTAGTTTGAACGATATATTCCCTCAAACTGGAACATATTTTACAGATAATATAGATCCTGCTAGATGGAATAAATTAAGAAATGATCTTAATATAAATGTACAACCGTGGCGCAAGGAAGGTAGACATATATTAATTTGTTTACAACGCAACGGCGGTTGGAGTATGAAACAATTACCAGTAATGCAATGGTTGCCTAATATGATTGCACAAATTAAAAAGCATACTAATAGAAAAATTGTTGTTAGAGCACATCCAGGCGATGGTAAAGCAAAAGAATATCTAAGACTAAACGAACCCGGAGTGCGTATTAGTACAAATCCAACTATACAACAAGACTTTGTTGACTGTCATGCTGTAGTAACTTACAATAGTAGTCCGGGTGTAGCTGCAGCTGTTGAGGGGATACCAGTTTATGTTATGGATCCTGATCCAAAATCAAGCCAAGCATTTGATGTAGCAAACACTGATATATCGACAATCAATGATCCAAAAACATTTGATAGACAGCCCTGGTTAGAAAAATTAGCAATGTGTCATTTTAATTTTGATGATTTACGTAATGGCACAGCATGGAAAATTATTAAGGATTACATATGATAGATCAATCAATAAGTGTAGTAACTACATTTCACAAAGAAGGACTAGACAAGTACGGACAAAAAATGCTAGATAGTTTTGCTGAGATGTGGCCAAAAGAAATAACACTATATGCATACGCTGAAGACTGTACACCGGTAGTTACAGCACCTAATATAATTGTTAAAGACTTACATGCTTCAAGTCCTGAACTAGTTGCATTTAAGAATAAATGGAAAGATGTTCCTAAAGCAAATGGTGATGTAAGCCAAGATCCAGTACGTAGTTTACGTAGAGATTCAGGCAAAGGATTCAAATGGGACGCAGTAAGATTTGCACACAAGGTATATAGTATATTTCATTGTGCTACAATATGTAACACTGACAAACTCATGTGGATGGATGCAGATACAATATGCCATAGTCCTATTGAAATGAAACGAATCAATGAATTAGTATTACCTGCATATGACTTATGTTATGTTGGAAGAGATAACAAGTGGCCCGAGTGCGGATTATATAGTATTAACCTACGTAATAAAATGGGACAAACATTCTTAAAAGAATTTCAGCGTGTTTACGACGAAGCCGAAAACGGCATATTCCAAATGTCAGAATGGCATGATAGCTTTGTGTTCGAAGAAGTAAGAAAAAAACTTAATCCACATTGCCTAAATTGGGGGCAAGGGATTATTAGAGGTGAAGGTCATCCTTTAATTAATAGCGTATGGGGAGCATACTTAGATCATTTAAAAGGTGGTCGAAAAGCATTAGGAAAAAGTAAAGCAAGTGACCTACGTATAACAAGAACAGAAGAGTACTGGAAAGACTCACATAACTGGAGTAAAACATAATGGAAATAGTAAATTGGAAACCACGTGTGCTGTATACCAAGGGTGATGTTATTAAGCACGGCGAAAAGGTTTTTGAATGCCAACAAAATCATGTGTCGATTGAAGACTTTGACAAAGGACGCTTTAATAGGATTAAAGCAGACAAATTAACAGATGAACCAAGGGATTTAGAATTGACCAACGGTAAGAAATTTGCATTAATAACAAGCATGGATAAACGTTACTATACTGAATCAGGTAAAGCAATGTTACAAAGTTGGAAAAGACATGCTGCTGGTTTGGGTACAATGTACTGTTATAACGAACAGTTATTTGATCCTAAAGTAAAGGGTGTAAAAACAGCTGGATGGATGTTGGGAGAAGAATTTATAAAATTTCAAAGAAGACATACTAATCATAAAATTAAAGGGTTTGCAAAAAAAGCATTTCCAATTATGGATGCTTCTGAGAAATTTTCAGACCATGATAGATTATTATGGGTAGATGCTGATGCAGTTTTTACAGAAAATTTTCCTAGATTGTTAACTGAATTAATTGCACCAGACGATGTACTAAGTACACATTTTAGTGTATGGCATGAAAAGAACGGTAAGGAATACCACAGTTGCGAAACTGGATTTTTTATTCTAAATATGAAACATCCCGGTTTTGGGCAGTTTATGGATTTATATAAAGACATTTACTACAACGACAAAGCAGAAGAATATGAATTACGCAGATTCTATGACGGAGAAGTTTATGGAAAATGTGTAGAACTAATGGAAGCAAAGGGTCATAAAATGATGAATCTTAATACTGGACGACATAAAACACCAATAAGTAGAAGTTTACTTGCTCCTTACCTAAGTCACTTTAAAGCAGGACTAAAAGAGAGGGTAGACTTTACAGAATATGAAGACAAAGAGGAAGTTTAATTTACATGAAAGATTTGGTGCTCTCAATTCTAAGCCTGTGTTTGATGCCTTTCATGCTGGTGCTAATGCTCTTGGCCATGATGTTGTCGTTAACGGTGATGATGGGATTGATGTTATTTGGAGCGTACTTTGGAACGGTCGTATGGCTGGAAACCAAGCTATATGGCAAAGAAACATACAACAATCCAGACCAACCGTCGTCCTCGAAGTAGGCGGAATAGTAAGAGGAACAACTTGGAAAGTAGGACTCAATGGGATTAATCGAGATGGTTATTTTGGTCCTAGTAGCAACGACAATACTCGTGCTAATGAACTAGGTCTTAAATTATCTCCGTGGAATTACAACGGTGAATATATTCTTATAGCAGGTCAACATGACAAAAGTTTGCAATGGAAAGATATGCCCTTAATGTCTAATTGGGTATACGATACTATAACATTCATAAGAGCACAAACGAAACGTCCGATTATATTTAGGCCTCATCCAAGATGTCCGTTAACACATATTGAAAAAGAATTTAAGAATGTATACAGACAAGAACCATCTAAACTACCCGGAACATATGACGACTTTGATATGAAATTTAAAAACATATGGGCTACAGTTAGTTGGTCAAGTAACCCGGGCATACATAGTGTAATCAACGGCGTACCAGCATTTACCGGCCCAAGTAGTTTAGCATTTGATGTAGCAGAACAAAACTTACGCAATATTGAAACTCCTTTGTACTGTGATAGAACACAATGGCTAAACGATTACGCACATACAGAATATACAATCCAAGAAATTTCTCAAGGAATACCACATAAACACTTGACATCTAAGATAAACCTGCTATAATACTAGTATGTTTAGAAATAAAGTCCCCGACAATACCGCAGAAAGCTGCATAGAAATATTATCAGGCGTCCACCCTACACACAGCTATAAGGGTAATGATGTACATAATAATGACAAGCATCTTATCATGAGTCTTACTAAGCAATCTTTTAAAGGCATTGCTTACACTGATAGACAGTACGAATTAGTAAAAAGTAAAATACTATTATACAAAGAAGTTTTAGAAAAATTAGATATTAATGTAACAGATTGTATCAATAATCTTAGATTGGAACTTAGAACAATTGATCGTTCTAAGTGGGTTGGCATACGTAATATAGACGGAACTAGTTATATTGCTGTAAGATTTACATTTAATAAACGTTTAATTTCTGCACTTGAATCATTAAGATCATCTGGTATTGAAAAAGAAAAGATTAATGACGCTGACAATAAAATAAATTATTTTAAACATACAGAACTAAACTTATATAAAATTATAGAAATTTTAAAAGAAAGAAAATTTACTATCGAGGACGAGGTTAACTCACAATATGAAAAGTTACAAATAATGATGAACAATAAGAATGATTACTTGCCCGGAGTGTATGGATTTAAACTAAAAAACTTAAATGCAAAAGCTGTAGATTATATAATTACTGATATTGGTGATGAACCCTCTCTAAAAAATCTTGCATTATATAAAGATAGAGAAGCATTATATGGCATTGAACATTTTGATCAAGAGGACTTAGATGCTAGTTTACAAAGTCTTACTACTTTAAGTCAGCGTATAGTAAGACGTACATCAACACAAATACTAATAAGACCAGAGTCGTTTACTGTTAATCATATTGTAGAATCAATTCTAGAACTAAATCGATATCCACTATTAGTATGTTTAAATAGTGAAACAGATTTAGACGACCTAACAACAGTTTATAAAGGGTTTGGTAATATTTTTTCTAATGAAGATAGCTGTGTGCTGTATAGAAAAGACAATGATACCGAAGACAACAAAGACTTTAATAAGTTTATAAAACAAAATAATTTAAATAATTCACTTGACACTAACTCAAAAATAGTGTATACTACACAAGATAAGTTAGTAAAAACATTATTAAAACAGGAATGGCAGCCTAAGTCTGCACTTGTTTTTGGATGTTCAAGAAAGAATAAAATACAAACATACTTAGACGAACTAGATCTTGTTATGTACTATGATGCAGATGTATCACCGTTCTTAACAAGCAAAATTGAAAAAATATAATGGCAACATGTAAACTAATAATTGAAGATGAAGTAAACATAAAGATAGAAGGTCTTGACGTTGACGTACGGAGAAAACTTGCAAACGCATTAAAGTTTGAAGTACCGTATGCAAAGTACATGCCACAATATAAACTAGGACGTTGGGATGGCAAGGTTGCTTTCTTTGGTATTGGTGGTTCAGGATATGTTAATCATCTTAATACAGTTAGCGAAGTTCTACAAAGGAATAACGTACAAATTGCAGACATTGAAGATAGGCGACATCCTATACAATTAGATTTTACACCAGTTACAGAACGCTATTGGGCAGACCAGGGTGTATGTTGGCCTGAAGGACATCCTGTAGCAGGTACAGAAATTATTCTACGTGACTACCAAGTAGAAGCTATTAATAACTTTTTAAGTCATCCACAGAGCTTGCAACAGATTGCTACTGGTGCAGGTAAAACAATTACGACAGCAACCCTGTCACATATAGCTGAGCCATACGGTAGGAGTCTTGTGATTGTTCCTAACAAATCGTTAGTAGAACAAACAGAAGAAGACTATATTAACTGTGGGCTCGACGTAGGGGTATACTTTGGAGATCGAAAACAATTAGGTAAGACTCACACTATTTGTACTTGGCAGAGTTTAAATATACTCGACAAGAAAACAAAGGACGGCTCGGCAGTTTTAAGCCTTGCAGAATTCCTTGAAGGTGTTAGTACTATAATCGTCGACGAAGTACACCAAGCGAAAGCTGAAGTTCTTAAGAACTTGCTTACTCGCAACCTACGTAACGCTCCAATACGTTGGGGACTAACTGGCACTGTGCCTAAAGAGAAGTTTGAGTTTGAAAGTATACACGCAAGTCTTGGACCTGTAATTGGAAACATTACAGCAAAAGAATTGCAGGACAAAGGTGTACTATCTCAATGTCATGTTAACGTAGTACAATTAATAGATACTGTATCACATGCAGGATATCAAGAAGAATTAAAATATCTTGTTACTAACAAAGCAAGAATAGAATACATAGGCAAATTTTTAAACAATGTAAAACAATCAGGCAACACACTTATACTAGTAGACAGAATCTCCGCTGGAGAATTGTTAGCAGAACTAATACCCAATAGCACTTTTGTAAGCGGAAGTGTTAAAGTAAAAGACCGCAAGGAAACATATGATACAATTAAAGAAGGTACTAATGAGGTTATTATCGCAACCTACGGAGTTGCGGCAGTGGGCCTTAATATACCTAGGATTTTTAATCTTGTACTTATCGAGCCTGGAAAGTCTTTTGTTCGGGTAATCCAATCAATTGGTAGAGGCGTAAGAAAGGCTAAAGACAAAGACTTCGTACAAATATGGGACTTGACATCTACATGCAAGTTTGCGAAGCGACATCTGACTCACCGTAAAAAGTTTTACAAAGAAGCAGAGTACCCCTTTACAATTGAAAAAGTAGACTGGAATTAATATATGAGAATGTTAACCTTAGATAACGAGTGTTTTTCCCTTAATGACTTACCGGATGAATTAGGAGAAGACGAAGATGTACGCTTTAGTGTACTAGATAATAGCGATCCAAAAGATCCTGACTTCTTTTTTATACCGCTTATATTTTTAGAATCATTTAGTAGCCCTGCTATTGTAATGGAAATTAATGGACACGAATTAATGATGCCAGTTGATTGGCACATTGCTGTTGGTGATTCAACAGCTGGTGCCGATGTAGAAGTATTGCCTTTAACAAGTATTAATGATAGAGGATTCGAAGCATTTTTATTCAACCCACTATCAAGTTACAAATTAGATTTTGGAAGTTTAAAAATAATTAACTTTTACAACGATGTCAAGTGGTATTTTCCTAAGATGAAAAACAACCAACTACTAAGTGTTCCAATTACTGAAGGCAAGAAACCATTGTGTGCATTTTTTTGTAAAGACATAAGCAGACAAAGCGAAACAATAGACTACAGTGCTTTATTATAGGAAAGGATACTATGACAATGAAAGCAGGAAAAGTATGGGGTCAAACGGAATTGATCCATGCAAACGGTGTATTAGAATTTCACCGTATTGAATATAAAGCAGGATTCAAGTGTAGTGAACATGCACATGAATTTAAATGGAACGGATTCTTTGTTGAATCGGGCAAGATGATTGTTCGTGTTTGGCAAGATGATCAAGGACTAGTTGACGAAACTATTCTTGAACCTGGTGACTTTACACAAGTAAAGCCAGGAAAGATTCACCAGTTTGAAGGTTTAGAAGACGGTGTCGCTTTTGAATTGTACTGGGCTGAATTTAACCACGATGATATTGTTCGTCGTACAGCAGGCACTAAAACAGAAGGAAAATAAAAATATGTTTAAAAACATTGATAAAGGTATGATGATTAAACTTGCTCTTTTGCATGTAGTTGTTATTACAATAAGTAACGCACTAGTTGCTATTCCGGTAGAAATTGCTGGATTTAAATTAACTTGGGCGGCATTTACGTTTCCACTAGTTATTCTAGCAACTGACCTAACAGTACGTATGTTAGGTAAGAACATTGCTCGAGCAACTATTCTAGCAGCATATCCAATTGCAATTATCACAAGTATTGCAGTAGTTCTAGCAGAAGGTGCACCGGAGAGTGTAGCAATGCGTATTGGCTTTGCAAGTGCAACAGCATATGCAGTAGGTACATTCCTTGATGTATATGTGTTTCAATACTTCCGTGAGAACTGGTCAAAGCAGTGGTGGATTGCTCCAGCATTGTCAACAGTTGTTGCAAACATTATTGATAGTTATACATTCTTTGCAGTAGCATTTAATAACTCAGCAGATGAGTATATGGCGGCTAACTGGATGGAAATTGCTACAAGTCAAGCAGGCTTAAAGATTGCAGTAGGATTAATTATCTTCCTTCCAGCATACGGATTCTTACTACGCTATTTAAATGGCGGACTAGTTGATGCTCCAGTAGAAGCACCAAAACCAGTAGCTAAGAAGAAAGCACCGGCTAAGAAGAAAGCACCGGCTAAGAAGAAAGCTGAATAAAATGTATAGTAAACAATACTTGGCAGAACTTAAAGAACTACATTACGATCCAAAACGCCCTAATGGATTTGGTGGCAAAGTAAAAGATTTAGGTCAAGCACATAATTATATAAATTATTGGATGCCAAGTAATTGTTTAGATTACGGATGTGGGAAGGGAGTAATTCTTTCCCACCTCAATGAAAAGTTTCCTAACACTGAATTTATAGGTTATGACCCTGCATTACCGATGTGGGATAACAAGCCAACAAATAAATTTGATATGGTGTTTAGTAACGATGTACTAGAACACATTGAACCTAATTTTATAAACAGTGTATTACAAGACATTGATCAATATGCTACAAAATATATTTGGTTAAGAATTGACACACAACCTGCACGTAAAGAACTGTCTGATGGACGTAATGCTCATCTTATTATTCAAAACGAGTCATGGTGGTTAAATATTTTACAACGTAATATAAAAGGTACAATAGTATATAACGAAGTAAACAAAAAAGGCAAGTTGGATATTGCTATCGAAAAATGATAAGCTCATTCCTGG